ACAATGCGGCGGCTTTCCCGCCCCGGTATGATGACGATTTGGCATTGCTCATCGGCTTGGCAGGGGTTGGCGGTTTGGATTCTGACTTCTTAGACGAAACCTTTTTCTCGGCGGCGGCCTTGGCTTCCTTCGCTTTTTGCGAGGCCATGAGGGCTTGCTCTCCGTAGAGGGCGAGGCCGACCCAGTATTCGTGCTGCGGGATGCGCAGCAGCTCGGGCGCTTGCTTGATCGTGGCCGTGTAGGCTTTGTTCATGTCGCTGCCAGCCTTGAAGATATCGGGGAAGATGTTCTTCGCCGCTTCAACGGCAGGTTGCCTTTGCGCGAGCCATTGCCTGCGCGCGGGTGCATGCACGGTGAGGATGTCATCGGCTTTGATGAGGTAGTCTTTAACTTCCTCGCCGCTGACAAACTGCTCCGATCCGTCCGGTTTCTTGATGGTCGCCCCGTCGCTATTCTGTAGCGCCCAACGCCTTACGGCCTGTGCGTTCTGAATGCGCTGCTCTAGGGTGTCCTCGCTATCGACATCGGCCAACGGGCTGTCGGCGGTCGGCGAGAGGACAGGGCGGGTTGTCTGGTTAAGCTGGGCTTCTAGGTCGGCCTTCGCCGCCTTCAGTTGCTCTAGCTCTGCCGTGACCGCTGTTGCCCGTTCTTCGGACTCGCGCTGCTTGGCGACCAACTTGTCGATTCGCTTCTGAACCTTGTCCTTGTTCGGGGCCTCCTCGTCGGCGGGATCTTTGTCCTCGCCTTCGGGCTCCTCGTCCTCCTCCTTGGGTTCGTCTGCTACATCGTCACCGGAGTCTTCGGATTCCTCCTCGGGCTCCTTGGTTTCGTCAGAATTGTCAGAGATCGTCTCCTGAGATTCCGGCTCGTCTTTGACTTCTTCTTCCGGCTTGGACATTCCCAAGTCGGCTAAAGCCATAGAAACTACATCGCCGTCATCCGTTCCTGCGGCCTGTGCCGCCGTATCTGTCGCCATAAGGAAAACCCCCTAAGTGGTGCGCCAACGCAATTCTGGGGAGCGGCGCGTAGGACCGCTGAAGAAGGCATGAGGCCCTACTTCCGCTTACAAATAGCACACGGTGGAACACAACGCAAGCGAAATGTTAATTTGTGACGAAGCGTATAACTTTGTGCGCAATGTTGTGCGGCTTGCAACAATCAGCAGAATCCGAACAGGCGTTTGAACCAGCGACTCCAGCCGGGGCGCACCGCAGTGCGTTCCGGTTGGGGCCGCTGCCAAAAGCCGATGAATCCATAAGGACCGTAGACGATCCCGTTTTCAGCGGATTTATTATACATGTTATTCCTCCTTTCATGGTTGGTGGTTAGAGCGGGATCTATGCCAACTTGGTTGCCTCTGCGCGCTTTTGCTCCAAGTCGTCCCAGAGTTCTTGCAGTGCATTGAGTTGGCCGGCGGCATGAGCAAGGAAGCCGTGGTCTTTGGCGGTTGCCATGTTGGAAGACAGATCACGCGCATCGGCAATGCGGTCTTGCAAATTAAGGATGACAGCGAGGAAGGCCGGCGGCGCCTGCTCGCGGTTGAAGGCGAGGGCGGCCTTCTTGTCGAAGTCTTTGCTGGCGGTGTAGATGTCGAGAGGGATGGCTTTGACCTTAGTTGTGAACATGTGTTGTGTTTTTTATCCGGTTGTTTTGAAAGAAGTCTGTGGTTTGAACTATCGCGCAATCCGCATCCAGTAGAGCAGCTTGTCGGCGCCGATGACGTGAGGGGCGCACTCCATGCAGCAGGGGCCAAGTTGCGGGTCTCGGAGGAATTGAGTTCCGAGCGGTTTGCTGCACACCTGACAAAGAGGGTGCCCGCCGGGGGCGCACTTCCAGTCTTCCGGTGGAGGAGGTTGTCGGCGGTCGAGGGTTGTCATTGTTTAGCCCACAAGAAATACTTGTCGCTCACCACTTAACCTTGTCGGCCCAATACGCCGCGCTGCCCTTGCCCTTGGCAATGTTCTTGGCGTGTCTCGCCTTGAATGACTTGTTGCGCGGGCTGCCGGCAGGAGATCCCTTGACCCCCTGCTGGCCGAAGCGGATTAGCTTTCCGCCGACCGGCAGGGCATCGCCGCAGGCTTTGACAACGTGGGACTTGGTTGGGTGGCTGGGCGTGCGCTTGGGCTTGTTGCACGCCATCTTGGCTTTGTCGGTTTTCATAAATCAGTAGCTTCCTCCTCCACGGCACATAAGTATGTCACCCTCCACGTTGTTGACGCCGGAAAGACATAAATAACGAACGAGGTCAGGGAAGTCCTTGCTCGCGCCCTTGGTAGAGTCCGCGCCTGTCCACTCCTTGAGGCAGTAGATGACGTTCTTGCACTTCTCCGAGATGTAGAGCTTTGGCTGGTTGAGGGCACTAAGGGGCTTGTCCCTGTCATAGTGCAGCCATGAGTTAATCATGCTGACACCTTCATCAATCGTGTCGCCGGGGGTCGCTTGGAAGTCCATGCCTAGCTCTGCCATCTCTTCGATGAGCGTTGTCGGCCGCTCCTTGGCCAAGGTCTGCGCGTTGCCGTAGCGGCTGTCCATCCACCTCTCAAATATCTTCTCGCCGTTCTCTACGTTGCGGATCTCTTCGACATAGCGCGACAGTCCAAAGCCGAAGTCCTTCTGCGCTGGACCTTGGCGCCCATCTGCCTTCTTGCCGTCCGGCTCTGCCCACATGCCGGGGTAGCCGACACCTTCGACGTATTCGTCGGGGCAGGGCCACTCGCGGTAGATGAAGCAGCGGTTGGCCGAATCAAAGATTGCCCAGATCATCGCCCAATTCCGGCCAGAGCAGGGATCGACAAAGTGGTAGCGGGTGCCGGTGGTCGGAATCCAGTCGTGCTTGATGACGTGGATGCGGTCGTTGAATAGGGGAAAGCGGTTGTTGATGCTTCGGGTCGGGACGCCATAGGCGCGGCACAGAATCTTCTCCTTGGTCTCGTTGCGCAGCTCCATTTGCATACGCTCCCAGCCGGCCCATGGATTGTCTTTGGTATGAAAGTAAATGATGGGGCGGTCCTTGCGGCCCATCTGAACAACCGGCACCTGATCGTAGCCGGTGAGGATTTTCTCGCCTTTGTCATCCTTGAACTTGGGCAACAACTCGGCATCGACCGCCTCCACCGTGCGGGCGCCGGTCAGGTAGTCTTTGACCACGGGACTGTAGCCTTCAATGGGCGTGAACGTGACGATGAGGACGCCGTTGCGGTCGAGCAGACGAAAGCGCAACGTTTCTAAAAAGTCGATCGGGACAAGTTCATCGCACCAAGCGATGTCAATTTCCCCGCCCTCAATCGTGCTGATGTCCTGTGAATAATTGCGAAAGACGCACTGGCTGCCATTGGGGGCGACGAACTTAGATTCGGTGAAGCCACCTTTGACCGAGTAAGTTATGTTCGTCACCGTTCCCTTGCGCGCCGTTCTCCACTCGCCGGGGAGATACTTGAACACTCGCGGCTGCTGCATTTCGATACTGTTGGGCGCCGTGGTTTGGAAGCACCACGCGACAGACTGGCGCTTCTCCCAAAGCCGGCGGACCACTTCGCTTGCCGCCCATTCCGTCTTGCCCGATCTGTTGCCGCCCATGACCAGAATCTCCCGGTTGGCTTCCAACAGCTCGCTCGCCTTCTTCCAGTTCTTCGGCCGGTAGCCGTAGCGGAACGGATCAACCTTCTCCTTGAGGATCAGCTCCTCGCGCTTCATCAAAAGGTCCCAGCCCTTCTCCGGTCCAAGGGCGAGCAAGGTCTCCTTGGGCGGGAGCTTCATCACCGGATGCACGGTCGGCGTGAAGCGGCTGGCGGCGGACTTTTGTTTGGCGCTCATCTTAAATAGTGGTGGCAGCACCCCCAAGATGCCGCCACCGCGCATTGGCAGAGGCATTGCGTTGCGCACGGCCCCTCCGGGCCATTGTTACGCGACCTCTGTTCTCCTTTGCGCAAGTGTTCACTGGCGTTTCAGTAGCTCTCCAGTGGGCCGCAGTTTGTCGTGCGGCACGAAATAGCAGGCGGGCGGTGACGCGCATTTCCACTCATCGCGCTTGGCGTCCTCCGCATTGATCCACCCATGGACAACGTAGTCGGGCGATTTGCCGCTTACCGAAATCACGATGCCCGAGTCATCGGGGCGAACCTTGAGGTTCGGGCGCTGCGACCAGCGCACTTCGTAGTTGGTGCCTGTAATGTCGGGCGTGTGAAACGTATTGACGCCAAAGCCCCAATAAAGCCCGAGCAACTTGGCCACGGCGCATTCGGCGTGGGCGGCCTCAATGTGGAAGCCCCACAATTCTCCCGGCGTCTTCTCGGGGAAGCGCGGCGCACGCTTGCGGAACGATGCCTCGGCATTGCGGCGAGAACCTATGTATGTCGAGACGAGGACTTCGTTTTGGTTGAGGGAGACCTTCATGTGTTGTGTTGTGTGCTACTTAGGCGTCAGAAGTGTCCTCAATATCCAACGTCCCATTGGGCAAAACCTGTATCTGGTCCGAGCGGTAGTGCCGGACATGCCCACCGTCTTCGGCGGCCACGCACCAGACATCGTTGGCGAATCCGCTCATGGCCTGCACATAGATCGGCCAGCCGTAACCGTGCGGCGTCCAGACGGGGAAGGTTCGGGCAAATTCGTGGATCATAGGAAAGTGGAGCTAGGGCTCAGGTCGCTACTGCCGGAAATTTCCAGCAGCCCCTCAATGACCCCAGCAAGGTAAAGGGCGACAGCCCCCGCTTTTTTTGCGGTTACGGGGGGAGCGGTTATGTCACTACCGGGGCGATTGCCTCCTAGCGCCGCAATACTCGCGTCTGTCGCTTTTGAAGTCATTTGGTTTTCCGTTTGCGCATTTCCGCGCACAAGGCATCAGCCTTTTTCTTGGCCGCTTTGGCGACCATGCTGGCGCGCAATGATTTGAGGCGCATGATCTCTTGGTCTATCGCCTCAATCTCCGGTGTCATAATTCGATACTTCTCCATAAAGTCAGGGTTGTGTCGTGATGTGCCAGAGGCCGATCTGCGCGACCGCATAGCCGAACCACACAATGCCGTTCCAAAAGTTGTGCTGTATAAGCATCTGGTCGATGGCCACGGCGAAATACATGAAACCGACGAGGGCGATGAGGATGGCGCTTGTCATCTGTCCCATCCTTCCTTCAAGTGCCCAAAGTCCCGGCATTCCGTAACCTCAATGCCGCTGGTTCCGCAGACTCCGCAGGTGTCAATGTGCCATGTAGCGCCGTAGGGATTGCCCTCGGGGCGCTTGCCGTGGCGCTGACCGCATGGCTTGCATATCCAATCGGGATATGGACGCGAGAAGATCGCATCAAAGTTGCGGCGATAAACCTCACCATTCACCGCACGCGGACTGTCTCCCTTGCCGGCGCTCACTGTTCATCCTCCCGGCCGCACTTGATTGCCCAGATGAACATGAATCCATAGGCGGCGAGGGCACCAATAAGCATGCCTGCGGCAAGGCCAATAAGAATGTATCCAGCCGCAGTCATTCGTGGACGCGCCTCCATTTGTCCTTCCACATGGAGCGCGCCATGACTGATGACTTTTCAGCAACAGCTTCCTCGCTCATGTCTGGACAGACGTGGTGAAGCAACTCATGCAGAACGGTGTCCAGCTCGTCCGCGCCAGACTGCCGGGGGTCAATGTAGACCTTGCCGTCTCCCATGGTCAGCCCGTCCGCCTTTTCACGGCCGAGCTTTTTGCGGACGATGGAAATGGTTCTGCGCGGGGCCATGTCAGTTGTCGATGGTTGCGCCGGTGTCGCTCTCAATGGACGAGCGTTCCCATGTGTAGGCTTGGCCTTCAAAGTGCTTGCGCACGGGGTTGCCGCGAAAGTCGTGCCACCAATCGTTGCGGGTGCAAGGCGCGGCTGGCGACTCGTTGGCGTTGTCGGCGTCAAATTGCGCTTGGTTCATGCCGCCTCCTTGAGCGTGCTAAACGCCGGTTGGCGCGGGTCGTAACCTTTAATGTGGCGCCACATCACGGCAGCCGCCTTGAACGCCTCCCAATGCGGCAGCAGGGACTTGTGCTCATAGCCTTCGACGCGGCCGATCTCGGTCGTGCTGATGTAGACGTTGAACGCCTTGACCCTCGGCAGCATGTCCTCGCCGTAGTGGGCGACGGCATAGGCGGCGAGCTGCATGCCCTGAGTGTCATAGGGCTTGCAGGCTTGGCCGGCCTTGGTCTTGCGGGTCTTGTAATCCAGAACCACGGGTCCGCCATCGGCATCGTGCCCGAGCACATCGCAGCGGCCGGCATAGCCGATCTCGGTGTTGACCAAGACGTTCTCGATGTGGTCGTAGGAGATTTTTGCCGCCTTCTTCCATGCGACAACAGGCTCGACGTAGGGCCACATGGCCTCGCTGACAGCGTCAGGCCCATCGGTGAGTAGCTTTTCCAGCGCATCGTGAACCTTGCTGCCCAAGTCGGCGGCCCCGGCCACGGACTGGTGGCTAGCGTTGATGATGCGCTCGCTAAAGTATTCCAGCGACTCCTCGCCGTTGGGCGGATTTTCAAATGCAGCGGCGGCGACCTGTGCCGCTTTCCAGTTCATTAACGCCGGCTTGGCGATAATGTCGGTGATCCCGGTAACAGAGGGGAGAAGCCCGAGCTTCTTGGCATCGGCCAGCGTTGTATCGCGCAAGCCCTTGCCGTCCGCCTTGGGAACTTGGTGAAGGGGCGTGCCGTCCGGCTTATACCAGTGACCGCCACCCATGTTTTTGTTTTCTACGAGAATTGCCATAACTGTGTGAAAGAAGTGGGGAGGGCCACACGGCCCTCCCCTGATGGACACGACTACCGACCCAATTTGCTGCGGTGCCAGAGGTAGATGCCTTTGTAGGTCTTCTCCTGCTGAACATCCTTGTTGGCTGCGACCGCGTCCTTGATGAAGGACGGGATCATGTGCTCCTCAAATGGCTGGAAGGGACCAGCGAGGCAGGTGAAACCCTGTTTGGATAGTTGGGATTTGCCGACGATGCTCATGATTAAAATGGGATCTCTTCGCCGCTGTTGTCGTTACCGCCGAAGTCTTCAACCTTCGGCACCTTGCCCATCAGCTCCTCCATCACTTCCGAGATGGTGCCGATGTTCATGTAGGTGCGGTCGCCGCGATTGTCCTCGACTACCGTGATGTAGGCCGGCCGGCCCTTGAGATCAGCCGTCTCAAAGTTGGGCTTGGGCGCCTCACCGATCCAACTCACCAAGAATGCACGCAAGGCGCTGTTCTCATGGTTGCTGATCTTCATGGGCTTGCTGGCAATCTTGCGCAGCGAACCGTCCTTCAACTTCACGCCGAAGACGAAGCGGGTCAGGTTGACCGTCTCCATCTCTTCGCTCTCATACTTGCGGCGCTGGACGTTGTATTGGTCGATCACGTCGAGGCAGACCGCGACGTAGGTGTTCTTCGGCGGCGGCTCGCCAAGGTTGGAGAGTGCCGATGTTTTGTTTTCTGGTATTTTAGCCATGTTACTTGTGTGTGTTTGTTTGTTTTGTGGTGTGTGCTTGTGCAGCAACGAAATCGGAGTGCGCGATGAGCGTGAGAAGGTCTTTAAAGCGAAGGGTGGCAAGCGGTTCCTCGTTGTTGCGCTTGTGCCCAACGACAGGGAAGGGTTTCGCCCCGGCGTCACGGACGGCTTGCGCCATCCAGTCTTTGATTTTGACCACTTGGCAGAACTTGATCTCCCAATGAAAGTCGGGCAGGGCAGGGACCACTACGTCAGGGCTGTCTGTTCCGCCGCTAAATTGCTGCCCACGGCGCGCTTCAAAGCCTGCCTCGCGGAACATGTCGCGGAACATGCGTTCTCCTCTGGCTCCTTTTTGGCGGCTATTCATTGAGGATGGCGTTGATTTCGTGCAGGTCAGCCTGTTGGGCCTGCTGCGTTGTTGGCTCATCGGTCAGGCGGGTAATCGCCGCCCCGTCAAA